CGCACAGGCAAACAAGGCACTTGTTGGTGCAGGCAATAAAAGTGTTTTACTCTCTGGTCTAGACCCAGAAGCAATGAAGGGTCAGGCAGCAATAGAAACCAAAAGGGCAAGGGCCATGGCTGCGTTAGTGGGCGGTAGAGGTAAGTTTGCAGAAGAAGGGTTTGGGTATCTTAGTGATCAACTTGGTGGTGGTCGTAATATATTCTCAAAAAGTCAGGTAGAATCACTGGAAGCAAGAGTCGCAGAAGCAAGAAAAGATGCAGAGAAGGAAACTTGGTACGAAAGGAATATTGGTTCTAATCAAGGTGATATTGATAAGTTAAATACTCTCACACAAGAGTTGGCAAGATTGAGAGATGCAATTGCAACAGTTGGTAGTAATACAGTTGTTGCACCAAACAATAGCGTAAACACTGTTAACAATAGCAGTGCAACTGTATCCACACCAATTCATATAACTGATCCAAATACAGAGTATCAGAGATCGCATTAAAAATAAAGGGGGGAACCACATTCCCCCCTTTACTCAGTTACTCGTTTGCGAGTTTTTCAAAATAAGACATTGCATCATCGTCGTCTTCCTCTGACACAGTAGGTGCTGGTGCATCCTTAAAGAACTCTGGTGCAGGAGCAGTATCAACCTTTGGTTCTGCAACTGGTGCATCTTCCATAATATCTACTGCCTTACCAACTGTTACTGTACCGGCAAGAACTGCATCGAGCCGTGCCTTAAGTTCGTCATATGACTTAAAGGCAGAAGGTGCAGTGAAGTCAGCAAGTGAATGCTCCGTCTTCCACAGTGCCTCAATCTCCTCATCATTGTCGAACAGGGCAGATGGGTCTGCAAACTCTGACTTGTCATAGTTCCAGTATCCATCTACCTTGCGAAGCTTCAACTTGAAGTTCGCACCTTCCCAGAAGTCAAAGGGGTTGACAGGAGTTTCATCTTGGAATGCGGGCTGCATTGCCTCCATGATCTTGTCGAAGATTTTCTTACCGTAACGGTAGAGGAAAATCTTACCCTCGTTCTGAGGATTTGCAGGGTCTTCTACAACATAGATGTTGGAGTAGTACTGCAACTTACGCTTCTGCTTCCGTGCAATCTCCTTATCGGACTCAACACCTGAGTTCCAGAGTTTGGAGTTGTACTCTGACACAGGGTCATTCTGACCCACAGTGGTGAGAGAGTTCTCAATGTACCACTGACCTGTTGGACCTTGGAACGCATGGTTCCAGACCTTTGCCCAAGGCATGTCCTCACCCTCTGGTGCGGGAAGGAAACGAATGACTGCGTATCCGTTACCAGACTTATCCATGACTGGCTTCCAGAGACGTTCATCAACGTAAGACTTCTTTTCTTGAGGGGCAGACTCTTTCTGGGCAGCACCCAGCAGTGAGTCAAGACTGTTCTGTTTCTTCAATGCCGCAAGTGACATATCTTTCTCCTTATGTTAACGTATGTTTTCGTATGTTAAAGTATATTTAATTTATCACAAAGACTGTTCTTTGTCAAGTAACTTAGATTATTAAATTTGCCGTGTTGGTCTGTTAGAAAAAACTCTTCTTGACCAAAACGGTCTACTGGATCAACCCAATAGAATTTAACATCCTTATACTCTGTAAAAACAGTTTGCATCTGGTTAATCCAGTTAACTGGATTAAATCCTTTTGCATCACTTGACAGATAATTATCTGTCCCTTTATATATGTTGTTCAACGGCTCATCATATGACGATAGGTCAAACCCCACTATATAAACTTCATTCGCACCCTCTTGACAAGCAAGGTGTAGTGCGGTATTACCAGCAGACCACCCAACAGGGTAGTCAATACTATTTATTCCATCATCCTCTTTAACGTATGTAATCCAAATGCCAACGTCCTTCTCCATCTTTGCACGAAGGTCTTTCATGTTGAGGTCTGGATTCATCTTCATTGCAACCTCAATCTTCTCCTGTAATGTAACAGGGTCTTTACCTGAGATGACACATTGCTCTGTGTGGTTGCCCACCCTTTCTGTTTTGTGAATGAACGACTCTGGTATGTCATATCCCATGAACATCATATCTGCGATCTCAGCGGGGACAGGACTCCAGTTTGTAAAGTGAAACCTCATCGTGTCACCTGTAGTGAACTGGCCCTCTAATAAATCAGAAGTGTAAATCTCTTGTTGCATGGGGTAGTCTACTGCGACCAAATTATCCACCCACATATCACGATAGATTGCATTGCACCCCCAAGTAACTACGTCCTTATCATTTCTATCAAAAGTAGTAACATTCTCTGCCCACTTTCTAGACTCCCCGTTACCAAATACGACTGCTTTACTCATTCACAAATTCCTGTATCATGGGGAAGATGGGTGCAATTGCAACTGCACACTCTCTGGCAATCTCCATGTGTTCTTTCTGCGTTCCATGACCACTGCGAAGCTCGATGAAATGCACCCATGAACGAAGAGTACCATTCATATACATGCGTGACATGGTAAGACCCTCTGGTAGAACTGCACGAGCCTGTTCTTTTGCAATACCCTTACTGATTGCCCAGTTGTATGCAGAACGTGCGTCCTCAATCACCATCTCCTGTAGAGTGTCCCATTCCTCTTGTAGTTTGGGGTCGTCAATCTCTACACTATTCTGACGGTTCTTCTCGTCCTGTAGACGAGCTTCTCTGGTAACGAATTCCAAATCCTTAGTCGGGTCTGCATAACGCTGACTGAACTCTTGAAAAGAGAACGAGCGGTGACGCAATACCTGTCGTCCAATATCTCGTGTTGTCTCAATCTCAATACACGCACTAACCATCTCTAGAGGTGACCAGTGCTTGTGTTTAATAAGATATCTAACCAATTTCTCGGCGGTATCTCTATTCAACTGATTAGAGGGATTAGATACACGGGCACAATATGCAATAAGGTCTTGTGCGGTATCTATACCAATGAACCCTTCTTTGGGTACTTGTGAATGTGATATAAGTTTTACTGTCATTGTTATTTCAATAATTCCTCGTTTAGAATGGTGCCGCTGAGAAGATTCGAACTCCTGACCCATTGATTACAAATCAATTGCTCTACCAACTGAGCTACAGCGGCACTCTCTCCCTACTTTCGGTTACGATTATCCCGATTGTTGTTTGGACGACGATTGTTACGCATCATCGCCATTTCTGCAACTCTCTCTGAGAGTTCACCATTCTTCTTGGTGAGTTCTGCATTATCCCACTGCAATGCCTTCACAGTGTTCTGGAGTTCGGCAACCTTTGCCTCAAAAAAACCTTCAACACGATCCATCTCTGGACTCCTCAATTAATGTTAATAAACTTATCTTATACCTATTCTTGTCAATTGTCAAGAACCTTTTATAATCATTCATAAATCTTTTTAGGTCAGGCCATACAATATCGTCCTCTAATAGTTTATCCCAATTGTCACTGAAAGATACTAACTCATCTAGAATGATGAGCGTCTCTAGTGATACACGCCCACCCAGAAACTCCTTGAGAAGTTTCGGGTGGTTGTGTTTCTTCACCTCAAACAGTGGTTCGAATTCCTTCACAAGTGGAGTCATCTCAACCACAAACATATCAAAAAAGTTACCCCGCTTCAACTTCCATGAGTTATAGTTCTCATCATTGAAGTTGGCGATGTAACCCTTCC